TCAAATGTCTGAGTCGCTGGTCTTATGTCTTTTGCAAGACCGCCAACAGTTGGATCATTAAGTACTTTTGTAAATAAACTTTCTACAGTTGGATCTCCAACATTATCAGGGATAGTACCTCTGACAATAACAACAATCCTTATACGCAAAGTCCAATCTATTTTTAAATAGCTTGTACTGTTTATAGATGGCTCATCAGTAACAGGTTCTATAACAATTGCAGGGGATTCCCCATTTGTTATAGGTTCTATTCGAGATCTATAAATCCGGGTGGATACTCCTGTAGTACCTGCTAGGGTTGTTTTTAATGCAGCTATAATCTGTTCTCTTTTACTTGCCATAATTATTCTTTAGTTAAACTTACTAAACAAAAACTACCATCATCTATTTTTCTTGCACTCCTAACTTTATAATTTTCTGAATTTACTTTTAAAACATCATCAAAAACTAATGATCCTAATTCAGAAGTTTTAGCTGTTAATTCATAGTCAGTAGTCATTACTAAACCATCGGCAACAATCTCATCAGGTTGCTCTAATATTCCTTTGTAATTTACACCAAGATACTCAACAGTATCTCCAAAATCTGCTAAAAAAATATCTAAATCTTCAGTAAATGCCATGAGAAAAAAAAAGCCCTCGTTTGAGGGCTAAATATTTTAGCCGTACTTTTTAAGACCAATCAAATTGATACTAAAAGTAAAGGTTGGAGATGATCCACCGATTGTCTGAACAATCTTGATAAAACGCTTACACTCATCTTTGTTAATTGCAAGTGTTTGCATTGAAGCAGAACCAGTTACTTGAGTAAAAGTAGCACCAGATAAATCTGTGTATGTACCACCTGTCTCGTCTGATTCAGTTAGCTTAATATCTAATGTTGGAGAAGAACCGCCACCAGCAGCACTATCCAAAATTAACATTACATCTCCATCGTATTCGAGAAGATCTATTGCACTTGATGTAGCTGTGCTTGTAACAGCAGCCGTAGCAACACCAGCAACAACAGTTAGTTTTTCTAAGTTCTGTTGAATAACAGACATTTTAAGATTCCTCCTGAGTAGAAATAAACTCTTCTAATTTTGCAATTAGATCAGTTTTTGTTTGTCTTCTATCGAGTTCTATTCCAAGATTACGACCATAAGTTTCAATCTGTGATTTTGTCATTTGAGAAAAATCAACCTTGTCACTATCGGCATCTTCTGACTCGACTTCTGGTTCTGTACTAGCAGTAGGTGCTTCACAAGTTTCAACAACTAATTCCGCTTTTCCAATAGCTACTAAATACTCACCACTTTGCTCCTTAATATCAACAATAGAACCAGAGTCCGTAGGGACTCCAGCTATCATTGTTGGTCGTAGCAATTTGACCTTCATATTATGTTCCGAAGCAGAACGCACCTGGTTGCTTAACAGCAAAGTCAACATCCTGTAATGCAATAATTCTTACACTACCTGCTGTTGCATTTGCATATGGATCTACAGTTAGATCTAAACCAGACCACATACCGATCACAAACTGTGAGAAGTCTCCAAAGAGAACATCGTTATTTGCAAGCTGATTAGAAACAATTGCTGGATAGCCATTAATTTCATTGTTCTCAAACACGAACTGTGCTGTGTTTGAAGCTTTTTCTGTTGACTTCAAAGCACCTCTAGCAGAAGCATTAATTAGGTAGAACATATTAGCTACATCAGCGTTAGCTGCTGCAACGTCTGTCTCCATTCCGATGTACTCAGCAAAAGTACCAAATGTACTGATTGTTTGTGTTCCTACACCTGTTGTATCTTTAATTCCAAGAGGCTCGTTAGAACTACCAGAACCATAGATTGCTGCGTTATCTAACTTAGTAGCAATAACCTTTGCAATATCATCTCTGATCATTGACTCAACATCAATTGAAGATTGAAGAAGTAATCTTCTTGAGTAATCAACAAATGCACCAACTGTCTTAGGTGTCATGTTGACTTGATCAAAAGCTTGCTGACTTTCTGTTGGAGAACCCGATTCGCCAACGAAATAAGCAGTGCTGGTTGAGGTCATCCGGGGGATAGATACGTTTCCTGACAATCCAGTAAGCATTGTTGGGTTAGTTGCCATCACAGCCATTCTCTTTCTAAGAATGTCGATGAATGAACCTGCAAGTAATTCTGTTGGAACTAAGTTACCACCAGCTGTTGCTGTACCTACATTCAAGTCTCTTTTTAAAACTTCGTTAGGAACTAAAATTCCATTTGCAGGTTTCTCATACTTCTTAGAAGCTGCGTCAGATACCTCTCTCTCAAAAGCTGCTGCTTCTTGAGCTTGACGATCTGTTGGGTTTGCTAATGCGTTTAATGCTCTTAAGAAAGAGAAACGCTTAATTTCTTTTTGGTCTAAGCCAACTTCATTAGTTGTCATGTCAGTAGAACGAATGGGTGTATTACGAACCTCTGCCTTGTTTTTAACAAGATCGAGGATAGCTGCTTTTGCTTCTTCGGGAGTTTTATTTCCCTTTATAAGTGAATCAGCAAGCTGTTCTGCTCCATACTCTCCAAACTCACGACATAATGAAGTGATTGATGCTGTACGAGCATTGTTTTCATCAATAGCACGTTGTACTTCGGCTTTGATGTCGATTTCAACGGCTGGAGCCGTATCAACCGCAGTTTCTTTAGTTGATTCTTCCATGTTTCGGACTGTTGTTGATGCGGGTTCAACCGCAGAATTAATCTCCTCAATTGGAGATTCTTGTTCCATACTAATACTATTACCTTGAGAGGGTTCTATCAAACTTCTACCAAAACCAATAGTTGGATCAGCTGGAACAGTTACAACTGATAGTTCATGAACTGACCAGTTGGTGGCTCTCATGCCATCTTCTGCTTCCTCCATATCATTTATCTGATATCCAAAAGAAATACCTCTTAATATTCCATCTTGGACATCTTGTAATATTTCAGATGCAAACTTATTGCGAGAGAAACGAATTTTGGCATAACCACGTTTGGTTTCTGGGTCAATTCGAGCTGACTCCACCACACCAATAGGTTTGTTCATATCGTGATTAAACAAAACCGCACCGCCATCATTAAGTCGTGCTAAATCTGCTGCTCCTTCTTCATGGCTTAATATTTCGTTACCGAAATAACGCTTGACTGGATATTCCGATGAAAATGGAAACTCAAATGTTCTTGCTTTTACATTTTTGAAGTCCGTAACCTCTTTACGCTCAAATTTATCTCCATTCTCAATCGATCTAATATCAGCAATTTTTGTAAGTGCCGAAAATCGATGACCTGCATATATATCGGTGGATTCGCCATCTCTATATATTTGAATTAAAGCAGCAGGGTCATCTGCTGTTCCGTTAATAACAAAAGAACTGCTAGGAACATCAATCTGTCCATCTCTTACAATCTTTGTGATCTTACCTCTAGCTCGACCTCCACTAGCATTCCAAGATACAAAATCTCCTGTTTTTAAAGCATCAGGTTCTGCTCTTTTTTCAACTTTAGTTGTTTCAGCCATAGTTTTTTCGTTAGTAGCAGGTTCAAACTTGATAGGTTCAAACTCGTTTCTCTCAAGCCAAGCTTGTGCTTCAGAGGCAGAATATTCAGAAAGTCTGAACCTAATTGATTGAAGTTCAGCACCCTCCTCATTATCCTTTATACCAAATATAAAGTCTATGCCTTGAGAGGCTTCATTGTTAGACCGCCTAAATGTATCATATTCCTCAGAATTTGTAATAGTTGCTGCGTGTTCATTTGGATATGGTCTTGCTAAATCTATAACTTCTCCTCTTTCTCTTGCCTTTTTAATCGCAGCAGCTTTTCCTCGACTCCAAGAGAACCCTGCGTTCCCTCCCCAGGCGTGCCATGCCACAGCCCCGGGACTCGGATATCCTTTTTCTCCAGGACTAAAACCTTCTGCTTTTTTGTCAACTTCATGTCTAGCGAAAAAACTAAACATTCTTACAACAACATCCGCTGAAAGTTCTTTTCCACTAATAATTTGCGAGGCTCGTACCGCTGCAACTTGTGTACCGCCCTTTCTACCTTCTTCTTTCCATTTTTTATACTTTCGTGCAGCAGATTTCATTCCTTCTGTAGGAGTCAAATTAATCTCTGTTCCACTTACATTTGCCATGATTACTCAGCCTTTTTGCGTGTTTTCTTAGATCTATTTGGTGGAGGAGGAGTGATATTTACATTACCCTCAGATCCAATCTCTACTTCTAAGTCTAGATCTTTATCTAATGTAACTCCTAAACTATCAGCGACATCTTGTTCTCTTGCAATCTCCGACACAATATCGTCATAATCTCCACCATTTGTCTGTGCAATTACTTGTGACTTGCTCATATAACCTGCTTGTTCTGCCTCAC